CAAGACACCTTAAGAGAATATGGTGTAGAAATAATGGATGACGGGACTGCTGTTGCTAAGAGTGAGAAGGGAAAAAATCTTCTTAGCGGATATGAAGACTTTGTTACTACATTACTTGACATGAAAAGAGATGCCTATAGAGAGTCGGGTCTGGTTGATGAAAATCAGATAGACGATTGGAATGAAAGATATAAGTATTATGTTCCCTTAAAAGGTTTTGCCGAAAATACCCTAGAAGTAGATGGGGTTACTATGCAGAAAAAACAATCCACTAATGGGCTTATTAATAAATCCTTAGGCACTCCCAAGACTATAGAAAAAGCAGCCAAAGGTAGAGATTCCGTAGCAGCCTCGCCGTTAACCCAAACACTGTCAGATGTTATGGCTTCTAAAATTTACGCACAAAAGAACAGGGTTCATAAAGCTGCTGGAGACATGGCACTTGCATTTCCAAGCTCAAAACTTTGGGATGTTAAACCAGACAATACAGGAAAAACATGGGCTTTTGACGCAAACCCAAGACTTCCAAACACTTCACAAATAAGCTTTAAAAGTAACGGTAAGTCTTACTCGTTATTATTAAAAAGCAAAAAGCTCTCTGTTGGCTTGGAACATATGGACAACTCTGTAAATGAAATGCTGTACAAAGCATCAAGACCATTAGTTTCTTACCTTTCCTATATGAACACATCTGTAGATCCTGAATTTGTTGTTAACAACTTTATGAGAGATGTACAAACTGGTTACTATAACCTTTTAACAGAAAGAGATATGAAAGGTGGAAGATTTGAGGGGGTATCCACTCTAGCCCGTGAAGATGTTGCAAAGAATTTTAATGCGAAATCTTTGTTTAAAAACATGAAGTCATACTTTGTATATGAAAGAAATAGAAATTCTAAAAACCCAATGAATAGGGAAAGTTATGAATATAAATTAATTAAAGCTTTCAAAGAGTCAGGAGGGCAGACAGGATTCTTAGACCAAAAGACATTAGAGCAAAGACAAGAACACATGAAAAAACTAATGGATATGTATCAGGGAGATTTTAAGGCTAGTGCATTAAGAGCAAAAGACATAGCATTAGATTTTATTGAAGACACAAACTTTGCCGTTGAGAATGCTTCTAGGATTACTGCATTTGAAGCTTATGTAAATGCAAAAGGCGGTTTAGATAAAGTCTCACAAGCTGATCTTGATAGAGCCGCTGCGTTAGCAAAAAACTTAACAGTAAACTTTAACCGGGGTGGCACAAGTACAGGAAAGATAGGATCTATGTATCTATTCTTTAACGCAAGTGTTCAGGGAACCATGAACGTCTTCAGAGGCATGGGCACAAAACAAAAGCAGGACATATTTAAAGGGATATATGCATTAGGTGCAGCAACTACAATGACCAACATCATGTCAAGCGGGGAAGATAAAGAAGGTCTTTACTACGAAAAAATATCTGACTTTGATAAAATGACTGGCATAATAATGATGTTGCCAAACGTATCTGAAATAGACGGAAAGTTTACTGTAGAGAAGTATGGTATCTCTGGTCAAGGCAAAAGATACTTTATGATTGACAACAACGGCAAGAAAAGACCTGTTGCCATCAAGATACCATTGCCTTATGGATATGCTTTCTTTCACAATCTAGGAAGAATTACAACAGAAATTGCTATGGCTAAGGGAATAGATAACTATGACAGAGACATAGGTGAGGCTTCATTAGAGCTTGGTCAGTCCCTTATCTCGAACTACAGCCCACTAGGTTTTGATAATAGCGACAACCTTTTTAAAAATATTACCAAGACATTAACTCCAGATTCTGTGTTTAAAATTCCAGCAAAACAGATTACAGAACTTCTTGTTAATGAAGATTTCTTTGGAGCACCTATATACTTTCAAAACTTCCCAGGTCAAAGCAAGCCAAGCTCTTGGCATGAAAAAAACAAAACTATGGATTACCTAGAAGACTTTACTAAGTTTATAAATGAAGAAACCGGGGGAACTGATTATGCCCCAGGTAAAGTTGATATAGATCCATCAATAATACAGTATAGTTTTGATTATATGCTTGGCGGTCTTGGTAGAACTGGAAGAAGATTTTTACAAATAGGGACTGATGATAAGACTCCTTTAGAGCAAAAACCATTTGTCAGAAGATTGTTGGTGACAACTAGGGATGTTGAAGACAGCAGTAAATTTTTTGACAACTACACCAATCTTCTTAGCATTCAATCAAGATACAATGACGGAAAGGATTCCAAAATAAGAGATAATGATGATTGGTTACAGGGCTCAGAACCTTGGGCTAAAGACTTAATAAATACAAAAAGTGAAAGACTTACCAGGGCTAGGGGAAATAAATCGCCACTTAACAAAGCCGTTAAAAAAGTAAAATCTTTTAAAGATCAAGAAGACAAGATAAGAAATGATTATTACAAATCTGACAACGATAAGTATGAAGAGTTATTAACCCAAATAAACTTAAAAAGAAATGATTTTTATCAAGAGTTTAATAAAATGGTAGAGGAAGCCAAGAAGCGGGACTAATAAGTACATATACTAGTAGGGGGGAAATATGACAAAGATTATTAACCCCGCTATAAAAACTAAGATATCAGACTATTACTAACCTCACAAGCATCGCTCAAATAATCTTTTGACAGATGTGCATATCTATTAACAATATTAAAGTCAGACCACCCACCAAGATGCTGTAGGGTATGGAGAGGGGTGCCGTTCTGCACATGGTGAGTAGCCCAAGTGTGGCGTATGTCATGCCACCTAAATCCTTGTAAGTCTGCTTTTTTTAAAGCGGTATACCATCCAGTATTAGAAGCCCTGGTTATTCTTCTGCCAGCATAAGTAAAAACATAGGGACCAACCCGATCAATAGAGTCTATAAGATCCTTGCATTTGCTATTTAATGGAACACAAAGGCTTCTTCCATTCTTTGTCTCAGATCCGTCTATAGCTATTTGATCTTCCATGATATCAACCCATTTAAGGTTGAAACAGTTGGACATCCTTACACCAGTTAAAAGAGAAAATATAAAAGGTTTCTGCAAGTGTAAGGGGAGCTCATTATGCAGTTTTTTTATATCATCTAAAGTAAAGTATTTAACCCTTGCAGAGTCTTCTTTTACTTTTTTAATTATAGGCTTGGTGTCCAACCATCCCAATTCTTCATAGGCATACATAAGTATTGCCCTTAAATAACTTAAGTATCTATTAACTGTTCCGGGCTTTCCCTTTATACCAGCTCTGACACTTGCAATGTTTGCTTTGTTTATATCTTGTATATCCATATCTTCAAAACATGGATCAAAATATTTTCTATAAGTAAAATCGTTTTTACCCATATTGTTAAATCTATAGTATTCAGTAACTGCTTCTTTCCATGTATTCATTATGAATCCTTTTTGGTCCGTTTAATAATTCTTTTAATTTCAATGCCCAAAGTTTTTTAAACTCTGGATCCTTAGCTCTTTTCTTTGCCTCATTTAAAGCAACACATCTTCTGGTTATATTATCCACCAACAAGAACCAAAGCCGCTGCAGACAGAAGCATTCCTATAACAGAGATAATAATTAAAGTATCATGTTTCATTTTTTGCCTCCTTCTTATTATCTTTATGTAACTTATAAACCTTTTTGAAGTATTGAATTTCTTCTTGCATGTTTCCCCAAATCTCATCCCTTACTTCTTGTTTTTGTTCCGCATTTAATTTTGTTAGAATTTGGAAGTCTGACTTCTTAGGAGTCCACCATTGGTGGTTTAAAGATTTGTATGCTGGTGAGGGATCCCCGGTGGTTTTCCATCTCCACTCAACAGTTCCGTGATTTGTGTCTTCATTAAAAACTAATAAAGCATTTGGATATATGTCCATATTATTCCCCAATAATTTGTATTGTAAGAATTGTAATCTTTTTATTCTTAATAGTCAAATGGTATATTTTTTAAATGTTTCTAAAGGAACCAAACATGCGATCTTCTTTTGATCATCACCGTTTCCAAGTATAGGCTGAGACTTTATATTATTTATTATGATGCACTCAACAATTTTTTTAGGAGTAATCCACAAGGTTTCTAATCCTGTTTCTATAATCCAAAAGTCTGCCTCTGTGCTAAGAAGTGCCGATGGCTTGTTAAACATAAACAATTCAATAAGAATGTTTCCTGTCTCTTGACTCTTATAATCAACCTTGACTTCTATCTTAAGATTCTTTTCTGGAATAAATATGTCATACGGTTTAAACTTTCCGGGAACAAGAACTGTTGTCGGATATTTTTTTCTAAGTGATATTAGAACTTTGTTTTCTATTTCATGTCCAACCGCTAGATCTTTTTTAAAAGCATCCGATGAGGTTGTCATTATTCTTCTTCGTCTTTTGGTTTACTTGTAAAAGTTTGTCTTATTTCATAGCCTTGAGAAATGTTCTTCATATTTATTCCCTTTCTAACAACCTCTGACAGTTCGTTCCATTCAAGTATTTCATCCTCATACCTTCCGCATGTCTTACACCTCTTGTCACCAAGAGTTGTAGTACAAATACCTCCAGTACACGGAGATCCAGATAACGATCCCTTACCCAGAATAGCCGAGAGCCTCTCAAAATTTGAAAGACCCTTGTCTATATCATCAGCCATTAGGACTCTTCTTTTTCCTTAACTCCTTCTTGCCCAATAACCTTGTAGGTTTCTGGTAGATAAGAAGTAAGGTTAGTTCTTTCAACCTCAGCACCAACTTGGATAAGTCTTACGAGCTCTCCCAAAAGTGGCTGTATTGTTTGTTGATAGAACTGTTGTGCAGCAACAGCTCTGTTAGCTTCTTCAGATAAGTCTTCTATATTATAAGACCTTACCTCTTCGTCTACCTTTACTGTTATTGTTGGTTTTTCTTTATTTTCCATGGTTACTCCTTAAAATGGAAGATCGTCTTCTACGATCCCGGAAGGGAAAACTTCTTCAGATTTTGGTGCTGGTGCTGACGCTCCATAACCTTCTGTCTTTGGCATTACACTAAAACTCATTGCAGGAGCTTTTGGATTTGCCCCCGGTTTTCTTGTCCAGCCATTCAGGAAGTATTGCTTTCCTTCAACATCTATACCCCCAGTAAAGTCTGGTTGTGTTTCTTTTTCTTTCTTATCGTTTTTCCAAATAGATCCACGATTGGTGTTGTCGTACTGTGTCATATTTATTTCTCCTTGTTAGACCAATCCTCTAAAACTTTATTTACAATATAAGCAACCTTACGATCATAATATTTATGACCACTAATCTTGCTAACTTTTACAAGCTTATCGTAGATATCGCTGTCGATTCTTGAACTAATTGATTTTTTACTATTAGCCATTTTATTCCTCCAGTAGTTTGGTATAAATCCTAGAGTCTCCTGCAGATCTGTAACTTTCCATCACATCTCTTGGAATCTCTTGGTCTTTAACCAATCTGGCGTAGTTTATTCTCCCTCTTGCTTGTGTCATGTGACATTTCACTTGTGAGGTACCAAACGCTCCGCCGTGCTTTGTTATTAACAAGGCAGACAGTTCTTTTTTCCTTTCGTCTAGGATAGAAGACCTATCTTTGAGCTGCTTTAGTTCTGTTAAGACGGATGTTAACTCAGATGTTTCATCATCATCTTCAATCGTCTTGTAATTTATTCCGGGTTCCTCTTTATCTTGAGTCCACCTTTCAATATAGTCTGGGTCTAATTTTTTTTCGCCATACCAATCCATAAATTCTTTTGCTTTTGGTATGTATATGCTCGCCCAATCTGGATCTCTTTTAACCCATTCTTCATAGTGCTCATCATCGCTATACCATTGAAAGAAAAGCATTTCGTCAAGGTCCATGCACTCTAATGCCATCTGCATTTGGTGCCAATAATTTCTTTTATCTTCTTTAACATTTTTACACGGCTTGCCTTGTGGACACTTGACTTCTACAGCAGAGACATTCCCACTCCTGCCCTCAAGCATAATGCCGTCTGGAGATATTCCCATCCAATCATATTTTGGATGAACCACAAAAGATGGTTGTGTAATTTTATAACCCATCTTCTCTAAAGATTTTAATGCCAATGGCTCACTGTCTGTGCCATGTTTCATAGCAAACATTGCAAATTGATTAAAAGGATCTTGCGGTAGCTTGTTAGCTTCTCTAAACATATCCCTTCCCAATGCTTCCCATTGATCGCCTTTAGTCCATATACACTCTTGTGCGGTCTTACAAAGCCTTGTACCTGTAATTCTGTTAGCTCTTTGCTGATGCCAAGCTTCTGTCCCTTGTTTTATTTGTACCATTACTTAATTACCTTGCTGTATAAAAGATTTAATTGAACTCTAGTTTCTTTATCGTTGCTTAGTTCTGCAACCTTGTCATATTGTTGAAATAGTTTTAATGCCTTTTCTTTGTCTTTGTAAACTTTTCTTAGTTGGGTTTTAAATTCTTCTATTATGGATACTTCTTCTTGGTCTGCCTCTGGCTTAGAATTTTTATCTACGCCTTCCATCTCTGGCTCAACAACACCCTCAAAAGGAACACAAAAAGTTTCCAATAATGCGTTTCTATAAGCAAAAGATCTTGCTGCTTCAAGGTCTTTGGCTTGTTGTGAAAGGCTATGACCAACATAAGACCTGTCAACAAAAGACCCATCTTCTGTGCATAAGAACCTAAGAGTACCAACGACTCTGGTTAGTGTATTTTTTCCGTCTATAAATTTAGTAGATACATTTAGTCCGGGCTGAACTATTGTGAGTATTTTATTTTCATACAAAGGTTTTGAAAAAGATTGTATGATCTGGTCAATACCTCTGTAGTTATATTTTTGATAGTTATTGACACCTTCTTTTGCGATAGGGTTTAGAACCATGTATTCTTGTACGCATTGTAGTGCCTCGTATATTTTTTCTTTTGCCATAATTATTTCTCCTTGGAATGATTGTAAACTTTATAATTTCTTATAGCAAGTCTTTACAATAATTATTTTTTAAGGTTTAATTGTCTTTCACGAGGGAAAATATGTCATTAGAATACATCACAAAAGTTTTAAGAGTTGAGGTTAACTCTACGCAAAAGCTTATATTAATAGTACTTGCCAACTACTCTGATGAGTTTGGTCAGTCATATCCATCTCACAGAAAACTTACTGAACTTACAAACTTATCCTTAACAGCAATAAAAGATAACTTAAAAAAGCTTAGGGACTTGGGGTTGGTTGATTGGGAAAAGAGAAATAATACAAGCAATCTTTACAAATTAAAGGTGTCGCCGTCAGGTGGCTACCCCCCGCCGTCAGGTGGCTACAATACTAAAGGTAATACTAAACAAATATATATATTAGATTTAGATAGGATGAATGAAATTTTTAAAGAGCAATGCGACAAGGTGTTTTATCAACATAGTGCAAACTCATTTAAAGCAAACGCAAGATGGAAAGAGCTGCGTGAATTGGGGAGAAAAGGAATAGTTTCTCCAAAGACAGGTAAGAAAATAGACCTATCAACAGAGGAGTTCTGGTATAAGTATTTTGACATAGCAAACTCAGAAGGTCATAAGAAATGGATCAGATCATTCTGGGATAAGAAGCCAACCCTTATGACGATGATAGGACTAAATCAATTCGAGGCAATTATAGAGAGAAGGTATGGATAATATATATGAATTAGAAGCAAACATATTGGGGTCAATGGTTTTAGATTACAAAAGATTTCAAAGTGCACAAGAGAAAGGTTTAATGCCAGATGACTTCGAGGTTTACTCTTACAAAGAGGCTTACGAAATAATGGTAAGGGAGAATGCTAACGACATTGTAACAATAAGAACTAATATGAGTAGTGACATTTTATTTAAAGAGGTGCAGGAAGCTAGTGCTTATTGTGTTAGTTCTGCTGGGTTTGACGGATGGCTAAGGCTAATGCAGGACAAATCAGCAAATAATAAACTATTGCGACTTGCAGAAGAGATACCGCAAATAGTCGGGGAAAAAATAAACATTTCTGAAAAAATAGATCGTGTTAATCAATTATTAATTGACAATAAGATAACTAAAAATAATGGCTCTCCAAGAGAGGTAAAAGATATTTTAGAAATTGTACATCAAGAGTTAAAAAATGCAGGGACAAGCCTACAAAACATTGTTAAGACAGGGTTTACACAGATAGACAACAAGATAAAGGGTTTTAAGCCAGGGGATTTGGTAATAGTTGCGGGAAGACCGGGCATGGGCAAGACAACATGGGCTTTAAACATAGCTACAAATAATATATTTAATAATAAAAATGTATTAATTTTTAGTCTTGAAATGACTAATGAGCAATTGATTAAAAAGATTGTTAGTTCTGAATCAGGTATTTCTATTGATAAAATGGATAGCGGTAAATTGTCTGCATCTGATTGGAGTCTTTTTGAGGAGACAAAAAACAAATTAGCAAAGTCAAACCTTTATGTTTACGATAAGTCTCCAATTACCATAGAGACTTTGGTCAACAAGACAAAGGCAATACAGGCTGTAAAACAAATAGACCTTATAGTCGTAGATTATTTACAACTACTTATGACAACAAGCAAAGCCCCAGCAGGATCTGATAACAGAACAGCCTCAATGACTTACATATCAAACTTATTAAAAGGCTTGGCTAAGGAAGTTGGTTGCCCTTTAATATCTTTATCTCAATTAAATCGTGGCGTTGAATCAAGACCAGATAAACGCCCTTTACTTTCTGACTTAAGAGACTCTGGTTCTATAGAACAAGATGCTGATATGGTTATAATGTTATACAGAGCAGACTATTATGATGCATTAGACACGGGTCTGTCTGAAATAATAGTTAAGAAAAATAGAATGGGAGAAATGGGTACATTTGAATTAAGTTTTGACGGCTCATTATCTAAATTTATAGACCCAGAACAAGCAGCTTTCGGGAGAAAAAAAGAATATGGACCAATCTGAAAATTTTCATCAACAATTAAGAGACATAATACCAAGGATATCAGAGGCTAGAGTAAGTGTACTAAAGGCTGATGTTGGTCTTAAAAGAGTATTTTGGAGAGAACTTTGTATTGCAAAAGAGGAAGGCGAAAGAAGTTACAATTCACAAAAATCTAAAGCAGAATCGACTGACGAATATGCACAAGCATCAATGAAAGTTGCTGTGGCTAAAGCATCTCTTGATGCATTACAAACGGAAAAGCTGGCAGTAGATATGCAGTTTGAAGAATGGAGAACCAAAATGGCAAATTTAAGAATGGAAAGAAATAGATATGGGGCATGATAATTTTAAAAGCTTTTGCAGAATGATGCATGAAGAGTGTAGGTCTGAAAGAAGAAAGCACAACGAAAAAGAAATATCCTTTGAGGACTATGTTAAGAACAACAATAAAATGTTATTAAAGAAATATGCAGGGCAGATCCCCAAATAAAGAAGAGAGAGATTGGATGGATGCCATATCTAACTTTGGATGTATTGTCTGTCATCTTTTTTATGATTGTTATTCTCCGTCAGAAGTTCATCACATAGATGGAAAGACAAAGCCAAACGCTCACTTAATGTCATTAAGTCTTTGTTATAAGCATCATAGGGAGGGAGTCAATAACGATCTTTATGTTTCACGACATCCTTTTAAACGAGAGTTTGAGAGAAGATATGGAAAGCAAACAGATCTTTTAATAAAACTAAAGGAGTTAATTAAAAATGAGTAACAATGGAGAATGGAGAGGTGGCAAGGGTTCTGTAAGAAGAAACTCTAACGAAAAATTATATTCAGAAAACTGGGATAAGATTTTTAATAAAAAAAATAAGGAAGACAAATGCCAAAAAGAAAAAAAGAAAAAATAAATTATAAATATAACGAGGGCGAATTAATTAACGAGTTCGCAATGTATGTAGACAAAACATACGAGCAACATTATTCTTTAAATAAGTTTCAGGCAACAGAATTTATTATGGATAGCGGTCATGGAGAAGGATTCTGCATGGGTAATGTAATGAAATATGCACAACGCTATGGCAAAAAAGAGGGAAAGAACAGAGCTGACATACTTAAAGTAATTCATTATGGCTTCTTTGCATTGTATAACCACGATATGCAGAACAAGAAGTGAAGCACCTTACTATTTTTAATGACATAGACACCCTAACCTATGCATATAAGATTGCAAAAATGGAATCTCAAAAGGAAAGAGAGAAATATTTAGAAGATGTAGATGAAAAGTTTTACGATATGTTGTATCTTTTATCTATGCAGATGGGAATATGCAATACCATTGCGAGGCTTTCGACCCGGGAAAAAAGAAAAAAAGCTTGGGAAGAATTACCAGATCATAATAAAGCATTGAAAAGTATGAAGGGTATTGTTTATAACCGGGTAGTTAGAAAATTTAAAAGGAAATAATTATGCCAAAAGGACCAGGAACATACGGAACTACAAGAGGTAGACCGCCAATGAAAAAAGGTAAAAAGAAAACCGCTAAAAAGAAAAAGTAATGGCTTCTAAAAAGAAATCCACAGTTAACTCTGCGGGTAATTATACGAAACCAACAATGCGTAGAAACCTC